CCGCCATCAAGAAGGGCGACTTCCAGGACGAGAACGGGAACCCCATCAGCGCGTGGTCGCGTGACGCGGGCACCCTGTGGGCGACGGAGAGCGAGAAGGCGACGTTCGGTCAGTTCCGTGAGGCCGATCTGGCGAACTTCCACAACACGGTGAAGCTGCTCACGCAGATCGTCGTGCAGCTCGCTGGCCTTCCTCCGCACTACGCGTCGTTCGCGGGTGGGGATGGCAATCCGACATCGGCGGACGCGATCCGTTCGTCGGAGTCTCGGCTGGTGAAGCGTGCGGAGCGGAAGCAGACGTACTTCGGTGGGTCGTGGGAGGACGTCCAGCGGCTGGTCCTGCGCTTCCAGACGGGCGACTGGGACCCGGAGGCGCGGTCTCTCGAGACCATCTGGCGCGACCCGTCGACCCCGACGGTGGCGCAGAAGGCGGACGCGACGCTCAAGCTCGCGACACCGATCCAGGGCGGTCGCGCGATTGTCCCGCTCGAGCAGGCGCGCATCGACCTCGGGTACACGCCTGAGCAGCGCAAGCGGATGGCTGAGATGGACCGTCAGTCGTCTGTGAACCCGTACCTCGAGGCGATGGGCCAGGTCGATGGTGCTGACGCAGAGTCTTCCGTCGGCGGCGACTGAGTACGGCGCGGCGCAGCGGCAGGAGATCGCCGCAGCGCTGTTCGAGGTGAACCGGTTGTGGTCGTCGGGGATGACCGACGACTTCGACGGCTCGTTCAGGGCGATCGACCGTGAGTTGATCGCGGTCCTCGACCTGGCGCAGCGGCGGGTCGTCGCCGGCGCGGTGGAGTACGTGCCCGAGGTGCTGGCGGAGACGAACCCGGCGGCACTGCGGGCGGCGCCTGACTACCGACTGTGGGCCGAGTCCCTGGTCGGAACGACGGGTAGCGGCCTGGCGACGGACTCGCTGGTGTACGAGCCGGTGATCCACGCGAAGGTCGCGGTAGCCCAGGGGCAGTCCACGGCGGCGGCGCTCGAGTCGGCACGACGCTGGCTTGGGACTGCCGCCGGGACGCTGCTGTCGGACACCGGGCGCACAGCCGAGAGGGTCACGGCGTCCGGGCGCGGCGTGACCACGTTCGTCCGGATGCTGCAGCCGCCGTCGTGCGGTCGCTGCGTGATCCTCGCGGGTCGGCGCACACGTCGCGAGACGGCGTTCCAGCGTCACCCGGGCTGCGATTGCAGGAACATCCCGTCAGCCGAGTCGGTCGCGGACGACCTCACAGTCAACCCGCGCGAATACCTCGACTCGCTGGACGACAAGGCCCTGCGCAAGGCGCTGGGCTCGCAGTCGAACGCGAGGGCGTACCGCGACGGCGCTGACCCGGCGCAGCTCGTCAACGCGTACCGCAAGAGCGGCGGCGTGCGACCGGCGCAGGTCTACGGGCGCAACGTGAAGTACACGACTGAGGGCACCACGCGACGCGGGCTCGCGAACTGGCGGATGCGTCAAGCCGAGTACATCCGTAGCGGCGGCGAGTCGAAGAACGGCGGCCGGTACCGGGCGCTGCGAGCACCGCGGCTGATGCCCGAGTCCATCTACCAGATCGCCGAGAGCCCGCAGGACGCACAGCGCCTCCTCCGCCTCTACGGATGGGTCCTCTGACCCCCAAGCACCTCCCCGATGCCGCGAGGGCACGGGACGGATCACCCCAAGGAGACGGCGCGATGCCGGAGCCCATCACCCCCACGCCCGTCGCCCCGGAGCCCGCTCCCACGACGGACCCGACACCCACCGCCCCGGTCGACGGCACGACGCCGCCGACCAGCACGCCGCAGGCTCCTGCGTCGCCGCCCACACCGGTCCGGCCGGACGGTGTGAGCGACACCGAGTGGAGTGCGCTCGGCGACCCCGGCAAGGCCGCTCTCGTCCGAGAGCGGGCGGCATCGGCCCAGGCTGTGGCCGAGCTCGCGGCGCTCCGCAAGCAGATCGACGACGCGAACAAGTCGGCCGAGCAGCGCGCGGCCGACGACCTCAAGGCCGCCCAGGAGGCTGCCGCCGCGAACGCCGCGAAGGCGCGCCGCTACGAGGTCGCCGCTGAGGCGGGCATCCCCCTGGCACTGGCTGCCCGACTCACGGGCACCACGCGCGAGGAGATCGCCGCCGACGCGGAGACGTTCAAGACCCTCATCCCGGCTGGTGCGACACCGCCGCGGACTCCCGCCCCGGACCCCGGACAGGGGCCCAGGCCGATCGAGCCCGACCCCGACGCGGAGTACCAGCAGTACGCCGCATCCATGAAGCTCCCCTCCGTCCGAAAGTGAGGCCATCTGATGGCTGAGTACCTCCCCGTCTTCAAGCCGGGTCAGGCGGTCACGCTCAAGGCGTCCGCCGCGATCACCGGCGGCCAGCTCCTCATCGTGACTGGCGCCGGCACCGTCGGCCCGTCCACCGCAGGTGCCGTGAACTGGATCGGTGTCGCCTCGAACGACGCCGCGACCAACGACAACGTGACGGTCTACGCCGATGGCGTGCAGTCGGTCACCGCGTCCGGGACCGTCACCGCCGGCGACCTCGTGGTCGCCGCTGCCGCCGGCGCCGTGTCCACCCTGGCCGCCGTCACCACGCCGACCCCGGCGGACGTGACTGGCGCGCGAGGCATCGTCGGCGTCGCGCTGTCCACGGCCACGAACGGCAACAAGGTCCGCGTCAAGTTCGCGCGCTGACCCTCTTCCCACCCCTCTTCGGTCGGCCATGCGCCGCCGCTCGCCTTGAAAGGTGACACCTGATGGCAACCTACCCCCCGGCAGCGGCCACGCTGTCCGACCCCAACCTCACCGCCTCGCGGTTCCTGCAGAACCCGAACTTCGTCGCTCGCGCGATGCAGGAGCTCGGTGACCTGCGCTACCGCGGGACGTTCCTGCTCACCGGCCGCCAGGAGACCACCGGCGGCGCCGTGGGCTACGAGCAGGTCGAGGGCATCTTCGCCGACGCCCCGCCCGAGATCGTCGCCCCGGGCGGTGAGTACTCGCTGACGACCATCGCGGACGGCCCGGCGGGTCTCGCGCGGGTCGCGAAGTACGGCAAGGACACGATGGTCTACGACGAGGCCATCAAGCGCCGCAACATGGACCCGGTCCGCAAGGGCATGCAGAAGCTCGTGAACTCCGCGGGCCTCGTCATCGACCAGGCCGTCGTCTCGGTCATCGCCTCGGCGGTCACTGCGACGCGTCCGGCGACGGCGGCGTGGAACAGCGCAAGCCCGAAGGTGCTGCAGGACATCCTCCGGGCCGTGGCCGACGTGCGCGGGCTGAACCTCGGCTACGAGCCGAACGCGCTTCTCGTGGACGACTCCACGTGGGCGTACCTGGCGTCGGACCCGACCATCGCCGCGGCGATGGCGCGCGAGGCCGCGACCAACCCGGTCTACACGGGTCGCTTCGAGGTGCTCGCGGGCCTGCAGGTCATCCCGACCCCCGCGGCGAACCTGCCCGGCGGTGCCGGCACGAACGCCTGGGTGCTCGAC